AGTAGGTCGAGAAGAAGTCGGCGAGTTTCGAGGTCGCCAGTTCGACGAGTTGGGTCTTCAACGTCTCGTACAGCGTGTTGTCAGCGCCGGCAACGTGGAATGGAATCTCTACCCTCGGCTCTGAGACGTTCACGTTCTGCGACACCAGTTGCGGCGTGGCGTTGATGATGACGGTCGAGGCCGTCAGAGCCTGCTCGGCATACTGGTTCGCCTGCTGTGCCTTGTCGTTCGCCAACTGTATGGCGTTCGAGATGATGTCGTTGATCGAGTCGGCGGATTGGGTCATGTCTGCGGCTCCGGTTTCTTCGCCTCACCTGTTTGCCATGGCGTGACGATGTTCAATGGCGCTGCCTTGCCGCGCCATCTGGTCAGGTAGAGAGTCCTGAAGTTGTCTTGTTCCATCTGCGGCTCTGATGGTATCTCCGGGACGATGAACAAACGCTCCGCGCCTATGATCTTCACGCGCTTCTTCCATGTGTTCCCATCATCGTGGGAAGCGTATTCGTAGTACGCTCCTTCCCCTGCGTCCCACACTGGAATAATGACTACAGATTTGCTCGCACCGAAGTCCGTAACTGTCATGACGCCGACCATCTCGGCTCCGACGGCAGGAAATCCAGCCATTGGCGGAACTGCCCATGTCACCCCATCATCGATTGACCGGAGCCACCATACCTTGTTGCGATTGCTCCACGGTCCGACGAACCCTCCTGAGATCAAGTAACTGTTGGTCAATTTCATCAACAGCACGTTCTTCCGCAAGCACACCAATGACTCTATGCGGAGGCGCCGGCTAGTGAAAAATTGCTGGATGTTCGTCTCAACGAACGACGCCCCGTCGTTGTCGGACCTGAATAGCCTGGTTGTGTGCAGCCAAGGCGTAGAGACCAGAGCATCAGGCGCATGCGGGATTTTCCCGGTCCTGCTACAGAGTATCGCCCCGCTCCTTGTGATCCATATTCCATTTCCGAAGTCGGACGCCCTGTCGAAGTGTTCGTACCAGCCAGATTCCATTGCAGGTTCATAGCGCACATTCCACGATGCGCCCGCATCATCCGTCGTCGCCACGAGTGTTCTCGTCTCGCGTTCCGGGTCTTCTCCTACCGACCTGTGCTCGCAGAATGTGACGATCCACTTTCCTGCGTCCCTCGAAGCCACGACGGCATTCTTGTAGTGGCGGTTGATGTCAGTCTCGATGATCGGAACATCAACCAGCCGTGTCCGCCGATCGCTGTAGAGAAGCATGACGATGGGTCTCTGCATGGCAAGCGATGCCTGATTCAGCCAAGCCATGTCGAACCGTGTCGATGCGATTCCAGCGACGCAACTTCCTTGCAACCCATCTATCATTCCGAGCGATACAGGGACGATGAATTCCCCTGCGTTGTTGTTGTGGAACGTCGAATGTCCCCACGAGAACGAACAAGAGCCAAGGTCTTTCCCGTTCTTCGACCAGAACAGCGTGCCGGAGATGTGGTCTGTCGCGCCGAACATGTCGGTATATTGGACGGTGGTGAAGTAGCCCGCCCCGAAATACTCGGAATCGAGCACGCGTCCACTTCGAGTGATGTCGCGGAACCCGCCATCCCCACCAGCGAGGAATCTGAAGTCGTTCGGCTCCGCAACGAAACCTCTTGTGAATAGCGCCATTCCCCCGACGACAATGCGGATGTAGTCGTGATCGCCAAGCCGCTTGACCTGAATCTCAGCGTCCCCGACGAACGACACATCGGACAGGAACGGTGCGCCAATCCGGTCAAGATCGTCGAGCCGTCCCTTGGCGTAGGGCAGGTAACGCTCCGCGTTCGGGCCTTCCAGAATCTTGGTCAGCGGGCGCATCGCCTGGGCGCCCCATTCACTGCTTGCGCTTGGTCAGCAGCGGAATGAATTCGATGGTCGCCAGCTCGAAGTCGTCGCCGTCCTGGTTGTACAACTCGAACTCGAACGCATTTAGGCGCAGGCCTCGCCCGATGTCGAACCGCTGGGTGGCGAGTTTCGGGCTGGATGTCCGTGTCTCGTACAGGTATTCCCGGTCTGCGTCTTTCACACGCAGGAGCAGTTTCCCGTTCGATCTGGCGCCGATATAGACGGTGGGAACCCGCTTGTAGAGCGTGTCGCCGAAGGTCTGCACGCCGAAGGCGATCATCGCATCGATCGGCGTGCCGTTGTCGTCATCGCCATCGAGCAGATACAGGCCATCCGACTTCGCGCCATAGTAGGCACCCTCCCACTTCCCGAACGAGTTGAACCCGAAGTTCTCGTAGCGAGTCGAGGCCTGGGTTACCGTGTTCACGACCCAAACCGCTGCGTCGTCTCCCACTTGGCTGATCGAATCCGAGAACGACACGTAAAACACGGTGTCGATTCGGGCGCCGAGCACAGCGGACAGGCTCATCGTGTCGCCGACCTCGGCCTGCTCCATCAGCAGCGCGATGGTCTCGCGGGTGCCTGTCAGGACTGTTGCGACCTGGAACCAATCCAAGAAGACGATGACGGCCTCTTGGCGCGTCGCGTATGAATCTACAATCCCCGGCTGCTCGTACATGAACACGGAATCCGCTGGTGCGGCATAGCCCGCAGATACAAACGGTTGCAGTGATACGATCCCTTCGCCGTAGTTGTGGTCCGATCCTCTTGACTGGATCGGGAGAAACTCAACGTCTCCCCCTCCAATCCCGCCGGTCAGTCCGTGTCCTGCCGTGGAGAGAAGGGGCAATATCCCATTGCTGATCGCGTAACTCGGCACAAGCAGCGCAGAACTTCCGGAAGCGGTCAGCCGATGCAGCGATGTTCTTCCCTCGGCGTAGGGCTTGTCGGAGCCGACCGATGTCAGAGGCGCCAATTTTGGAATGCCGGCCTGCCCGTTGTAGCCGAGCGTCTTCAGAGGTTGGAGTTTCCCGAACCGCGTCCTGTCGTCGGTGACCAGCGGCAGCAGTTCGGTGTAGCCGGGTGGCCGCGCGCCGAGCGGGCGCAGTTCGCTGATGCAAACTACGAGTTCGCCGAACGACAAAGCCGTTATCGAATCGTCTCCGCTGTAGAGAACGGCCTTGAGGAATACCGCTCCATCGCTTGTCGTTTCGCTGGCGTATATCTCGTTGTCGTAGTAGAAATAGCTGACGATCCCGTTGACCCGACGAATCCTGAATTCGTCCATCGGACCGTACACGTCGAATCTCTGAACGATTGTTCCTGATTCGATGATGTAGGCCACGCCTCCGGAGAAATAGAAGCCGTGGGTGATGTTGGCATACCCTCTATCTGCATCCTCTGCGGCAAGACCAACTACTGCCCCGATTAGCGGATACGGAGCCAGGAATACAGCCTGTCCATTCACGTCGAACGATGCGATTGACCGCGCCCCGGAATTCCACCCTAGATTCATGTCCTGCGTAAGCTGGGCCTCGGTTGCCGGTACCGCTGGAGTTGGCGGTATGTAGCCCTGTTCCTCATGGAATGTCGCAACTGTCTCGGGTTGGCAGCTATAGATTCCTGAGTCGAAGTAGGTCGGCAAGAATCCGATGGTCTGCCCGACTTTGGTTGCTGATTCCCCTGGCGTGTTTGAAGGTACGTTGACGTCCCACACGACGAAATGTCCTTGCACCAGTCCTGCGCCTGCACGGAACCTGCACACCGTCAGCGTTTCGTAGCTCGTGTAGGCCGGCTGGTATGGCCTGCCTGGAGTCGCCATCGTTCCGGGCGTGCCGGGCGTGTAGCTGACATTCTTGTTCTTCACCAGCACGCCGATATCGGACTCGCGCGTTCCGTTGTGATCGGTCCAGAAAGGCGGATAGGAATCGTTGAACCGGATACCAGTCACTTCGGCCTGGGGATAGACGAAAACGTTGTTCGTCGACTGGAGCGTCATGTACGCGATGTCTGCGGCTTGACCGACGATAGCAGTCGAGTACGTGCCAGTGGCGGTAATGTCCGGCGTAATTCTGGCAATCAGAACGTCCGCCGCCGAGTACAAGCTAGCGGTCAGAGGCCCGCCTACCGCTGCGTCAGGATCGATGTCGATCGCCCATTGCGTGGGTCTGAAACCGGCTGCCCATGAACCCGTGACGTTGAGCCTGATTCCGTTGTCGGCCCACCCGTCGAATGTCCATTTTGTGCCGTCCCATATCGGGTAGATCGGCCCGGATGGCTTAACCCAATAGGTATTGCTGGTGTAGTCGAGGATCAACGCAATCCCCTCAGTCCGGCCAACTCATAGGGCGAGTAGTTCGCCCGGTAGTGGTAGTTGCCCTTGTGGACTCGGACCGCCAGACCAATATCATCTATGTGCAGCGCCGCGCCGGTTCTCATCGCGGCCCCGACGAGATACGCGTCGGCCGAGTGATCGTGATTCGACAGTTCTTTGAGACACTCGATGATCGCCGATCTGCGATAGACGATGAGGCCATGCCGCGCTTGCGGGTGGTAGCGAATCGATGCCTCTGTGTCACTGTCGTTGATCGTTTCAACCCGTTCCCCGATCGATACAAGCGCGAGCCTGCCGTCTGCTTCAAGCGCCCTCGCGCATCGCTGAATCGCGTAGTCGATGACGTAATCGTCGGGGTCGCAGTGGGTGACGAATGGTGCTGAACCGATTGCGTAACCATTCGCCCTTCCCTGCCCGAGCCGATTCACGATCGCTGGCAGAACATGGACGGTCGCGCCGGAGTTGATGCATGACTGCACGCACTGGCCAAGCCAGTCCGCGCGATCTCCCGGCATGGTCAGGACATGGCAATCGACTTCACAGGGTCGGGAGCGCGACACTGTAGTAATCGAGGGCCTGCGTAGCCCCGCTGACCAGCGCGACAGACGACAGGTTGATTTCCTTGCCTGCCGTGCCGATCTCGCCCTGGATTCGCGCTTGGGTGGTCGACAAGACTCCGGTGTCTCCGGTCGCAACGTGCCGGTAGAACGTGGCCGTACCGGAGGCCACGTTGACGCCTGACCAAACCTGACCTGGGTCTTTGGCAAGCACGCCATTGACGGCTGCCGCGTCGAAGTTGATGCCGGCTCCAGTGCTATTGAGCGTGACAGCGCACAGGAGGGTGGCCGACCCCAGCGCATCGTCGGCCGTCGCCGGAACCGGGCCGGCGTAGATGTTCAACTTGCCGCCGTCCAGAGCGGCCTTCAGTGATCCGGTGTCGAGAACCTTGTTCCGCAGTCCGGTAGAGGCTTTCAATGTCATGGTGATGTCCTTGTCAGGAAAGGTTCAGGAGTTGGAAGCCGGCGATGAACTTCAAGAGGTCGCCGTTATCGAGCAATTTCGGCGATGGGAACCTGATCGCGGAAAGAATGATTCCGCTCGTGGAACCCTTCGTTGATGCCGACACAAGGCTGGCGCCGCGGACGGTTTGCTGCGATACCTGATTGCTGGTGATGGTCGCCACCGATCCGCTGTTGTCGACAGCGCCGCCGGATACTGTTCCCGGCACGAACGCGACGCGAGTCGATTCCGAATAGCCGGTGAATTCGCCGGCCTGTCCGGGAAACGTGGCGGCGGTGTCGGTGTCCTGCGGCGTGTAATTTCCGGAATACGGCGCGATGTACCACGTCAGGGTTTGTGCGGCACCCTTGAGCAGCACGCCGAGAACGTGATTCCTGCCCTGCTCGGGCATCATGTTCGCTACCTCGAAGCGATCGATGAGCCGCCCGCGCCGAACGTGCTCGATCTGGAATCGGAACCCTGCCGCCAGAATGCTCCTGTGTGTCATGACAAGTCCTTTCGCCGGACGACTTCCGCCCGAATGAATGATCTGGCGGCCAGCGCCGTTTGTTCGCCTTCCTGAAAAGCGCCAACCAGTTGCCGCATCCCGTCTTCTTCCCTGAATAGCGTGCTGCCGCGGGCCATCGTGTCGACCGCGACCCGCGCTTCCTGGATATTCGTGACTCCCCCACCTGGGCCGCCGATGACGAAACCGCGTGTGCTCATCCACGCGCCTGACGTCCTGTCGTTCATGTAGATCCCGGTGCCGATGACTGCGCCGTAGTCCGGGCCTTTGACCAGCGCGGAGTCTGGATTTCCGTTCGGCAGGAAGTAGTGGCGGTCCGCGACGATGTGGATGCCATCGGAAACCGGCTGCACGACAGACACGTTGAGCGGAAAGCGGATGAAGTTGCGCGACGCATTGACGTGCGACGACGAGAACGCCTCGGTGAACCAGAGCATCGGCCCGCTGGCGATCCACAGCCGGCCGAATCCGGCGCGCACGATGTCTCCGGGCGGCGGGGCGCTCAGGAGCGTGGTGCGAAGCCTTGGCCGACCTGTGGCAACCTGATACACGCTGAACGTCGATGTTCCCGGCAACAGTTCCGCCTGCCGGTACAGTTCCTCGCCGTTCGCCGGAGACACGTAGATCCTGACGCGGGTCACGGCGGGGTCCGCCGGCGTCGGAATACCCGAGATGGTGATCGATGACCCCTCTGCTGCATCGATCTGCGCCGGCAGCGGAGCGCCTGATTCCTCGCCGGTATCGTTCGCGTAGGTGACGGTCGCCTGGTACAAGCCAGCGGCAAGACCGCCCGATCCTGCGGACATGGACGGCGCGTTGGGCGGCGCGGCCACACCCCAGGCGACGGCCTTTTCATCCACGATCTTGCCGGTGACAAGGCCGTTAGAATAGAGAACCTCGCCGTTGAATTCGTCGTAGGACATGGGGCGATTGCCTACCCCGGCGCGCAACGTCGTCGCCACGATGCCGCCAGCACTGCGGCTGACCAGTTTCAGCGTGCCAGCCTCTACCAGCATTGCAATGCGTTCGTTCGACCAGAACGAATGGCCTGAGACAACCGGGAGAACGCGCTGCACGCCCTTCCGCCTGACCGGGTTTCCAGTGTCTGGAAGGTCGACATTGACCGCATTGCGCAGGCGATTTGGCGGAATCTCGTATTCCGGGTGAAGGTTGTCCACGCCCTCTACGAACGGGCCGAGTTGCACCACTTCATCCCGAGTTTCCCTGTTGTCGCCTGCCATGGTCAGGGCCAGTTCGGTCTGATGATGGGCGGGTCTTTGTCCGCGTGCTTGCGCAGCACATTGGCGTCTTCACGGATGCCGAAACTCGCCGTGAACATCGCCTCGTACTTCTGCGCCTTCTGCTCGTCGTAGGTGTCCGCATCCTGCTTGAGATAGGCCAGACGCAGCGCCCAATCGAGCAGACGGAAATGGTGCTTCTCGTGAATTTCCAGCCGGTCGGTTGGTGACTTCATCGGACGCAGCGGCAGCCGATGCACGCGCAGGATCGCGGTATCGGCCGCCTTCGGCGCGTCGATGAACCGGATCTGTGAATTGCCCTCGTAGAAGATGAACCAGCGCGGTGTGCCGACTCGCGTCATCCAGTCCGCGAACGCAGCCTCGTCCTGATATTCGACTGACGATTCGGTAAGCGCGACATTAGAGCCTTGGAGGTAGACCCGCCGGATCCACAGAATTGAGCAATGCAGATCGTAGAGTCCCTTCCCGGCGCGCAGGGCAAGCCGCGTTACCTCCGGGGTGTCCATGTCCTCGATCAGTTTCGCCCGGATGCACGCCTCGCGTTGCGCTTCGTTGATGTAGGAGATGATTTCCGGGTCAGTCCAAAGCGGCGGCTGGGCCGAATCGTCGGCCCGGCTCCTGAACGTCTGAACGAGTTCTGCCAGGTCCACAATCAGGGCTTCTTCGATGCTGCGCGCGGGGCGGGCGGTGCCGGCGGGGCCGGCGTAGCGGGAGCTACGGGCGCTTTCGGTTCGGCCTGCATGGGCGGTGCCGGCGGCTTGTTCGTTCCGATCAGGTTGATCCAGATCGCGTCGCGCTCATCGCGCGATACCGTGAACCCAACGCGGGCCGACAGGCGCCCCAAGTCTGGCTTTCCATCCGGCGTGAAGTCACCGTCCATCGACCCGTCGAGCATCGCGTTCATGGCTTCGGCGATGACGACGTTGCGATCGAACGGCGGTTTGTCTGCCTCGATCTTGGCCTGTCCCGGAGCTGGCTCGGGCACGGCACCGTTCGCAATGGCTTCCCGGTGGAATATCTGCGGGAGTTCGGCGAATTCGGGTCCGATTTGCGCGGTATGCCCACTCGTGAGCGCCACGAATATCGTATTCTCGGTTGGTGATTTGAATCGCATGGCTTCGGGTCTCCTGTTGTTTGGTCAAAAACCCCCGCAGGCTCGCGCCTACGGGGTAACTCCACCCTGTCAGGTGAAGGAGGTCAGGCGATTGCCGATCAGCCTTGCGAAAATGCCGCGCGGCCGATGACGAAATACTGGACTTGGAGACGTACCTTGCCGGCGGTCGGGACCGCACCAACGCCAACCCAGCGCACCGACAGCTTGTTGTCGCTCGCCGTGTGCTGGTAGCCGGTGGGAACCAGCGCAGCGATGCCGGTGGCGTGAATGTTCGTGTCGTTCAGGTAGCGGTTCTGGCTGCCCGCGTCGCCCACGTCGAGCACGTCGGACGTGGCCGAGTTGAAGGCGGTGAGCGTGACGACCTGACCGGATACGACGACCGCGTTTACCGGCAGATCGAGCGCCGGGGCGTCGACTCCACTGAGGCCAGCGAGCGCCGCGAAGTCGATGTCGACGAAGGCACAGACCAGTTCCTGCCGCGCCGCGTTTTTGGTGATTGTCATGATTCAATCCTTTCATCATCAGGGGGATTGGGGAACGGGCGGCAATCACGCCGCCCGCACGCCGTTACTGCAGGTAGTGATCGACGGTGACGATGCCGAAGTCTTCGACCGACTTGTCGTGGATCGAGTAGAACTTCGGTTTGAGCAAGCCGAACATCTTGTCGACGTTGATGCCGAGGCGACTGCCGTACTGGAATGTCTTCTCTTCCCACTCCGGCGGGCCAAGGTCCGCCATCGCCAACGCCTGCGCGCCGCACAGCATCGAGCGGGTGCCATTGACGTTGCCGCCAGCGCCCCACTTCGATCCAGCCGCCGCGCCCTTGGTGGTGGAGACCAGACGGTGTTCGTGGATGACGGCACCATCGATGGTGATCGTCGCGCCGGTGAACCACGGGTTGTCGAGTCCGCGCGGTGCGCCGGTGACGACGGCGCGCTGGTAGTCCTGATCTTTCTTGAGTTGGGCCAGGGTGCCGGGTTGCACCAGCAAGACGTAATACTCCTTGCCGCCCGCCATCAGCGGTTTGATGAAGTGCTCTTTCGCGTAGGCGATCAGATCGACGATCATTCCGTACTTCGGCACGTAGGTCGATGCGATATTCGCCGTGTTGCTTGCGACCAGACTGGTGCCGTCGTACATCAGCGCGCGTTTCGATGTCGGTCCCGATACGTCGGCAGCGAAAGACAGATTGGGGAACGGGCTGCCGGTACGCGGGGCACCGTTGTTGGTGAACGCGTAGCTAATGCCGGCCATGGTGAGGAAAGCCAGTTGGTCGCAGCGGTATGCGAGCCAGTTGGACAGTAGATTCAGGCCACGCTCGCGGAAGTTGACGATCGACTTCTGCGTCGCCATCTTGCCCTTCTCGACAACGCCATGCGTGATGAGGTCGATATTGATGACCTGCGCGTAGGCGTTCATCGATTCCTCGTTACCTTCGCGCTCGTTGTCTCCGATGACGCCATCGTCGACCAGATCGGCGACAAGCTGGATGACAACCTGCTCGCCCCGCTCGGTCTTGGTCAGATCCCGGACCCGTTGGACCATCGAGTTCTCGTCGTTCCCGATGAACCGCTTGAGGAACATCTTTTCGCGCGCTGCGGTCCACAGTTCGCGCTGCCACGCCATTTTCTTGGCTGGCGACAGCAATGAAAAATCGGTTGTAGCCATGGTGGCATCTCCATCGATATGAATTCGGGGTTCTGTCGGGCTGTAGCGCCGCCCGCAGTTGCGAAAACATGGCGTGGGTGCCAAGAGGCCGCCGATTTAACGCCCCGGCCGGCGAGATACGCTGTTGAGGGTGCGACCCTTCCCTGCCTATTCCGTCAGGGCAGGGCCGGCGGGGTGCCGGTCCCTGGGGAAACTGCCAATATCAGAATCCGCGAAGCCGTTTGCGCTCGCCAGACGGCAGTGCTTCGTACTCTTCCTCCGACATCGATTCCACGTCGATGCGCTTGAGGTTCGATTCACGCTCGCCGACGCCACGCAAGGTCGGCGGCTGCTTTGCCGATGCCTCTGCGCCACGACGAATGGCATCAGCCTGCCGCGCCTTGCGCTGCTGTGCAAGATCGTCGTCTGCCTGCGGCTCGTCCTTGGGCGCATAGAGCGGTCCGATCTTGGCCACTGCCATCTTGAGCGCCTTGGCCGCTGACTCGCCGCGGGAAACGTAGACGTCGCGCAGATCGACAACGTCGGCGATCGCCTCCTTGTTCGCGTGCTTGGATTTGTCGTTGAGGAATGGGTACTCCTCGAACGCCTGTTCGGCCACGAGTGAAAGGGCGGTCTGCTGGTCCCGAACGCTGAATTCCTGCTGGGCGCGCGCCGTCGCCTTTGCCTCAGCGGAGGCCAGGATATGGTCGTTGATTTGATGCCGCAGCGCCCTT